GCCGGTCAGGATCAGGAAGGCGATTGTGCCGCCGCCGCTACCGGTGCAACCCGCTTCACCCGTGCAGGCTACTGCACCAGTGCAGCCTTCTGCACCCGTTGTCACTGAAATTTCCGGCAACCGCCATGAGCGGCGCAGGCTGGAGCGGGCGCGGCGCAAGTACGACAAGTTCGTTACGCCTGCGGGCGCGCTGCCCGAGAAAGAAGAGAAGCCAGCGCGCGAACCGAAGCCACGAACCAAGAAGGTCGAGGTGATCGGGCCTGACGATCCGTTCGATGATCCCAAGAGCAACGAAGTCCTGATCGTTGACAGCCATCATGAGAACCGCACCGACCTGGTTGCCTATAAGGAAGCCGAAGTTCAGGGCGAGTTCAATTTCCGCGACACCATCCTCCAGCAGCTGGAGCGCTACTTCGTCTATCTGGAGCGGATGAAGAAGCACGATGCCGACAGCTACGGCTTCTACAAGGAGGTCGGTGCGACGTTGCTGCCCTACATTGCGACGGGGGCGTGGAACAGGAGATACATCGACGACAAGTGCGCGGCCAAGCACAACACGCCGCTGGCTCCTTGGTTTCACAAGGAGCGCCCCGCGTTCGGATGCTACGCCTACGGCACCGACCCGGAGACCGAACGCTACGAGCACACCGCCAAGGACAAAACCGGCAAAGACCTCTGGGTGCCCAAGTTCATGTATTTTCTCAAGCTCAAGCACCCGCCGCCGGAAATTCAACTCATCAGCGGCGGCGACATCTACAAGATGACGGTGTGGTGGGATCGCACCGACAAGAAGAAAATGAAGTACGGCAGGCCGCAGGAGTTCGGCATCTTCGTCTCAGCCGACGGCAAGGAAGTGATCGCGCTGCGCTGCTGCGATACCAAGTATGTGCCGATCCGCGCCAAGACCAACGGCGCGGGCCACAAGCGAGGCAAGGTGTTCACCATTCCGAAGCGGGCGTGGCACATCCCCGGCGAACTGGAGGAGTGGGCGAAGGAGAACGGCGACACCGTCCAGCACTACCTGACCGAAGTGTTCAAGGAGACGATCCACCGCAACGAGGTGTCGCAGTATTCGATGACGCGGATCACCGCGACCAACAGCGACGGCTTGGCGGCGGTGTTCTCGGTCAACATCCACCGCACCGCCTACTTCTTTCAGGACCGCGACATCCACCTCAACGAGGAGGGATCGCGCAAGCGCATCTTCCACTTCGTGCGACCGCATGTCCGCTCTGACGGCAGCGTGGTGAAGGCGCACTTCCGGGGCGAGAACGAGTTCGAGTGGGCGGGCTATCGCATCAGGATCACGATCCCCGGCAAGGACCACTTCCTGCTTGGCGAGTTCAACGTCGGCACCACCGACGAGTACTGGCGAGACCCCGACGACAAGGACGAATGGCTGCACCAGCCCGAACTCGGCAAGAAGCTGAAGGGCTGGATGGATCAGGGACTGGGGAAAACCGGATGAGCAAGACAGACCTTTGGGATCGTCTCGGCAAGACCGATCCGGCCCACACCAAACCTTTCAAGCGGGCCGGTGGCTTCAGCGGCACCGCGATCAAGCCGATGTGGTCCTTCCGTCGCGTGACGGAAGAGTTCGGACCCTGCGGCGTAGGCTGGGGCGTCAACCAGCCATCGTTTCAGGTGGTGCATACGCCCGACGAGGTGTTGGTGTTCTGCACCGTCAGCATCTGGCACGGCGTGCATGAGAATGTTGTATTCGGCGTCGGCGGCGACAAGGTGCTGGGCAGGTTCAAGTCCGGTCCCCACACCGACGACGAGGCATTCAAGAAAGCCTACACCGACGCCATCACCAACGCGCTGAAGCTGATCGGCGTCGGGGCCGACGTTCACATGGGCATGTTCGATGACAGCAAGTACGTCAACGAACTCAAGGCGGAGTTTGAGGCCGAGGAAGAGATCGACACGCGGCAACGCTACATCGATGCATGCAATGCCAAGATCGATGCGTTCGATCCGGCCAAGGACGATCCGAAGCCGATGCTGATCTGGTGGGCCGATCAGCACAAGGCGCGCGACGACTTCCTCAACCCGGCGCAACGCATCGAAATGCGGGCACGCCTCACCGCCAAACTGCCAGCGAGGACAGCGTGACCGATCCCAAGGAAATTACCGGTGTGCTGTGGTTCTCCGATCATGAGCCGCGCGTATTCGGTCACTTGCAGATCGGGACAGCGCATTACGAGATCGCGGGCATCCGGCGTTCTGACCGCAAGACCGATCTCACCGGGCGGAAGGTGCCGCGCAAGACCCCGATCCCGCAGACCCCGGTAGAGCCATCGGTCGATCAGGAGACGAACGATCATGACAAGTGGCGCGCACTGGGGCCTGTCAAGCAGGCGGGCATCCGGTGCAAGGACCCGGTGTTCTGGGCGTGGCTGGCAGAGGACGGCCCCGGCCATAGTGGTCCCTACGATGAGGGAGAAGCGGCTGCTTTTGTCCGCACATATTGCAACGTGCTGACGCGCGGCGACCTTGGCAAGCCCGGCTTCTCCGATCAGCGCATCCTGTGGTTCAACCTCGATCAAAAGTTTCAGGCGTGGCGGGCAAAGGAGAATGCATGAATGCGCTCGATCTCTTTTCGGGAATTGGTGGCATCAGTCTCGGCCTTGAGCGAGCCGGGCTGCGCACCGTCGCCTTCTGCGAACTCGATCCCTTCTGCCGCGCCGTCCTCAAAAAGCACTGGCCGGATATCCCCTGTCACGACGACATCCGCAGCCTTCACACAGATGGAATTGCCATTGATGTCATCTGTGGCGGCTTCCCCTGTCAGGACGTCAGTCTCGGCAACGCGGTGTGGGGCGAGCGCACCGGCACTGCCGGATTGCGTACGGGACTGTACCGGTATGTCATTGGAGCCATTCGCTTGGTACGACCGCGCTTCGCGGTCTTGGAGAACGTGGCAAACCTGCTTGATCGAGGGCTGGGCGACGTTCTCGGAGACTTGGCCGAGATCGGCTACGACGCGGAGTGGCATTGCGTTCGCGCCTGCGACAGCGGCGCTCCCCATGAGCGCGACCGCATCTGGATTATTGCCTACCCCGTCGGCTCGCGAACACAAAGACTGGTCGAGAGCGCGGATTTTGGCCGCGCTGGAGCGTGGCGATGGCGTGGCGAAAAAGATTTGCAAGCTATCGCCGACGCTCCGTTCCAGCGAGGAGATCGTTGGCCTCAACCCCTCCTTCGCGGAGTGGATGATGGGCTTCACGGAAGGCTGGACCGTCTTGGAGCCATCGGCAACGCCGTCGTCCCGGCGTTCGCGGAAGCGATCGGCAAAGCCATCATGAGGCGAGCATGAAAAAACGCTTCTCGATCTGGGGCCGCGAGTACGGGGCCAACCGGGACACCGAACTGGCGCAGGTGGACAACGATCCGCAGGCGATGGTCAAGGCCTTCAGCGGCAAGACGCTCAAGGTCAGGCACAGCATACTGGATGGCAAGTTCACGCGCGTGAACCGGTACGAGTATGTGAGGTTCGTGGACAATGCCCAAGGCTGAAAAAGAAGAAGACCTTTTAGCCGAGGCCGAGATCGTTGCCGTCGTGCTGTCGAAATATCCCGACAGGTACGACGGCTACATGAAGATCGACAGCCTTGGCTACCGGCTCGACGGCCTGCTGACCAAGAGGCACGACTACGGCTACGCGGTGCCGCAGATGTTCTACGAGTGCAAGAACCTGAAGCAGCGGTTCAGGCAGCATCCCGACTACTTCATCTCGCACAGCAAGGTCGCCGAGGGGATGCGGCTGACGCAGATGACACATCTGCGCAGCCTGATCTTGGCGCGCTTCGAAGGCGGCCTGATCGCGAGTTGCGACATGGCGAGGTTCAGGGGCCAGTGCCGCTTCGGTGCCAAGCAGATGTTCGTCCACGACGACGAGACGCTGGCGATCTTTCAGTGGGAAGATTTCGTGATCCTCCACGAACCAGGTATCGCATGATGCAGCGACCGTGGATGCCGATGTACTGGGCCAACTACTTCGGCGACACGAAGCACCTCAATCGCGGGCAACACGGCGCGTACCTGCTCCTGATCGGACACTACTGGGTTCACGGCTCGCTGCCTGACGACGACCGGCAACTGGCCGCGATCACCGGTTCGACGCCCGATGAGTGGCGGATCGACAAGCCGGTGTTGCAGGCATTCTTTTTCGACGGCTGGCACCACAAGCGGGTCGAGGCCGAGATGCGGCGCACGATGGAACGGATTGCCAAGGCGCGGGAACATGGCCAGCGGGGCGGCCTGATGAGCGCCTTCAATCGTTCAAAAGAAGGCTGGGAAAAACAACGTCGTAAGTAGCATCGGCTACAGCGGGCGCTATAGCGGGCGGGTACCCCGCCGCCCTACTATAAACAATAACAGTTCTTTTCTACTTACTTCTTTCTTTGCTGAGCCGCGAAGCAAGAGGCTTGCCAATAGGCGATTGACGCGAGGTCTCGAACCCCTCAAGCATCGCAGATGGCATCCACATCCGACGACGCACCCACCGTCGAGAGCCTGAAGCACCGGCTCAAGCATGCCGACGGCTGCTACACCCAAAGCGGCAGGTCGAAATCGGAGCGCCGCTTTGTGCTGGCCGACGACGCGCTGGGGCGGGCGTGGATGCGGCAAAAGGTTTCCGACGAGGAATACAGCGCGCTGCGGCGCTACGCCTCTCACTGGCTCGCCGGCGGTCTTGCAGGCACCCTCCACACCATCGACCTCGACCGGGTGGCGGGCATGATCCAAGGCGAGGCCGGTTTCGAGCGCAGGCAGGATCACCGCGACGCCTATGTGAATGCCAAGCGCGAGATCGGGTTCCGGCCCGCGCTGCTGGCCGATCAGGTGGCGTGCTTCGACGTGGCCTTGGTTGTGGTCGGCACCGGCCTGTTGGGGTATCGATCGCCGTGGCATGGCTACGAGAAGGCGGCGGAGTTGCTCGCCGACGCCGGTTACCGGCTGGCGCGGCACTGGAAGGAACGCGACCATTGAGAAACTTTGGCGACAAGCCCGAGAAGCGCGAAATGTACTGCCATGATTGCGAGATGTGGGTCTCGCCGTGGGTGCCTTTCGGGATTGATAATTATGCGGGCCATACCGGCTATGTCTGCACCCGGTGCAACGCAGGCCTTGGTGCCGATCGCGTGCTGATCGTGCCACGCCAGCCCGTTGTCAAAACCCGCAATTGACATCGGGGGGTTTTGGACGCATTTTCTGGCAGGTTCCTGTGGTTCGCCCCGAGGAACTCAGTTGGACAAGCCCCCTTGCACCAACAAACGCAAAAGGCCCCGCGTGATGCCGGGGCCTTTTGTATTTTGCGGACAGGATGGATGGTCAGCGTTTAAAATCCTCAACGATCATCGCAACGATGAACATGAGGAAACAGCAACCGCCGACAATGACGAATACCTCGACAACGTTCATGATCGCAAATCCTCCGCATCGGTCTTGGTGTCGAGCATCAGGTTGACAAGCAGCGCGATCTCGACCGGGACGTCGCGGCGTCCGCTGATCCAATCGCGGATGGTGCGTTCGTTGCGCGCGATCAGGCGCGCGAAACCCTGCTGGGTGAGGCCAAGGCGGGTCAGCGCGGTGGAGAACTGTTTCGGGGTCATGCCGTCACCCGAAAATCGAGCCGGGTCATCAGGCGGCGTGCGGTGTCCCGCGACCACTTGCCGCCTGTCGATGTCTTGATGTCGCGCCGGTTCAGTTCGGCGGCGATCTCGGTGAACGACAGATCGAGCAGCGGCGTCACGATGGCCTTCAGGCTCTCGGCGAAGGCGCTGGAGCGATCCTTCAGCACGGTGTTGGGGCGAGGCGCACCCAGCCTGACGCCGCGCGCCTTGGCGGCCTGCAACGCCACCTTGGTGCGCTGTGAGATCATCCGACGCTCCTGCTCCGCCAGCGCGGCGTAGATGTGCAGCATGAACGGATCGGCGTTGCTGCCGAGTTCGGCGACGATGAACGGCACCCGCTGCGCCATCAGGCCAGCGATGAAGGCGACATCGCGCGACAGCCGATCAAGTTTGGCGACGATGACGGGACAGCCAAGTTCCTTGGCTGCGGCGAGTGCGGCCTTCAACTGAGGCCGCTTGTCGAGGGCATCCGATCCCTTGCCGGTTTCGACTTCGGTGAAGATCTGGCTGATCAGAAAACCTTCGGCGTCGGCGAAGCGCAGCAGGGCAGCGCCCTGTGCCTCGATGCCGAGACCGGACTTGCCCTGCTGCTGCGTCGAGACGCGGATGTAGGCGATGATGGGTTTCATGACAGTACCTCGATCTTGTTGAGCAGGGCGCGCGATGCCGCAATCCGCTTCTGGTTGGCCTTGCTCTCGCGGACCCCGTCGAGGTCGGTCACCGACCAATAGTCGATGGCTTCGGCGAGGGCGACCTTCAGCAGTTCGTGTTCAGTCTTGGTGAGCGGCAGGGTCATCATTGGTCGTCGTCCTGTTCTTCGTCTTCATCTTCGTCTTCGGGTTGCTGTTCCATTTCGAGGGCATGCTGGGCGGCCTCGCGTTCCCAGCGTTCCTGATCGCGCTTGAGTTGCTCTTGGCCTTCCGGCGTTTCCCTGAAGGCCCGCTCGCGCTCAGTGCGCTCGCGATGGCGGCGAGTGAGGATGCTCTCCTCCTCGCCGAACAGATCATCGAGTGATTTGGGTTTCATCGGGTTGCTCCCGCCGCCCACTTGCAGGCGCTCTTCTGGGCGTAGGTGCGGAACTTGGGGTCGGTGCCGATCGCGGTGGCGACGTAGGTCTTCCAGTTGGTGAAGAAGTCGCGCTCCTCGCCGTTCATGGTGGTGCCGTCCTGATGGGTGAGGCCGATGAAGTTCGCGTTCCTGCCATGCCGATCGAACGCGATCAGGTAATGGCCGGTGCTGTCCTTGATGACGGTGTAGGCGGTGGATGCCCAGTAGACGGTCTTGCCAGCGTCCACGGCTTTCTTGATCTGCGCGAGGGTCATCACAGTTTCCCCTCGATGCGCTTGATGATGATCTGGCCTACCTTGTAGGTGACGGCGACGTGGGTGGCGGGCTGGAAGGTCTCGATCACGGCTTGGCCTACGACGTCGATGATCGGCTTGATGCCCTTGCCCGAGACGGTGCCGCGCTCCGCTGTCGGCAGTTTCTCGAACGCGGCGTCGGAGATCGTGGTGAGGACGAGGCGGCCATCGACGTAGGCCTTGACGAACTTCTGGCCGGGCAGGAAACCGGCGACGATGAGCCGGTTGCCCTCGATCCAGATGCGGGAGCATTCACCGGCTCTGGTGGTGCCCAGCTTGGAGACGAAGGTGGTGGGTGAGGTCTTCAGCATGGTAGTTCCCCTTGCGGCCATGATTGGCCTGTCTCTGTTATGGCATAGGGTTTAAAACCCTACAAGGGGTTTCATATGAAACAGGCCAAAATAATTGGGCCGGTGAAATGCCCCGGTTGCGGGGCAATTTACGAGGTTCCACAGCCCGAGCCGCTGATGTGTGGCTCCCGGCACCATGATGGCGAGCCGCTGGTCTACTGGCGCTGCGAGGCCTGCCGGGCGATCTTCAGCCGCCTCTCGCAGCCAAGGGGCGTCTACGGGCCGATGTGCCGCGACCCCGCCATCTGCGAGGGCAAGGGCTATTGCCCGCGCGAGATCGCCTGCAACGACTGAAACCTGGTTCCTTGGGAGCCGCCCCATGAGCAACATGAAGATCGTGTCGATGGTTGCGAACTCGGCCCGCCGGGTGCAGGCTGAAGACCAAGCCGCCCGATCGGCGCTGGCCGACGATCTCTACGCGGCGCTGGAGCCGATCAGGGCCGACCTTGCCGAGATGCGCGAGGTCGTGATCCAACTCACCCGCGACGTCGACAGGCTGTTGAGGCGACCATGAAACGACAGGTCAAGGTGCCGAAAGAGGTGAAGGCCTTGCAGGCGAAGGGCAAGCAGTTCTTCCGCAAGACGCGTGGTGTGAAGGTTCCCTCGCTGCGGTCAGCAACGGCGAGACGACGGTGATCCGCGCCCGCATCAGACAACGCCCGGTGCTGCCCGGCGCGTGCCTGATCAGCCTTCGCCAAGAGGCTACGGCTGGACAGGTCGCGGTGTGGGACGAGAGCAGCCCAAACAACCCGAGACAGCACAACGAGCATGTCTGGATGTGGCACACGGAAGGTGCTCGCAGGGTGTTTGGCAATGACTGCGACTGGGTGAAGGCAATGCGGAAACGGACACAGATCGCAGCAAAACGGACAGGGTTTTAAACCCGGTGATCGGAAAGACCGAGACGACGTAAATGGCTCGCACACAAGCGCTATCGCCGGAACAGGTCAGGTCTGTTGCCAGATCACATACGATGAAGATGCTCAACGTGCTCGTTGGGATCGCGCGGCAGAAGGATGCGCCGCCAGCGGCGAGGGTGAATGCGGCCAACTCAGTGCTCGATCGCGGCTGGGGCAGACCGGATCAGGTCCATGCCGGTCCCGATGGCGGTGCAATTCAGGTCATCATCCGCCAAGTCGTTGATGTCGTTGACAGATCAGACCATGCCAAGGTCATCGAGCATGATGACTGCGACAAGTCAAACGTTCGTTGAACCTGTCGCGCTACCCTCGTAAGCCACTGATATCACTCAGCTTCCCCCTCAGTGCTGTGCCCTGCTGCCAGTAACCCCTTGATCCGGCAGGGAAAAGGAGGGGTGGGGCCTCTCCCCGGGGGTTGCCCGGGATTAACATCCACACCGATAGTACCGGTACCGGTTACTGTCACTTGCCCGCGATCTGCTCTGGCCGTTTGCCCGCGATCTCTGTCCGGCGATCGCTTCCGGGAAACCGGAACAGCGGCTTGCTTCGCCTCTGTTGCGTGGCTGCGTGGCAGGTGTGGATGTGGAGGGAGAAGGGATGATCTCCCGACTTATCCACATGTCAAGCAGGTGAACTGACATAACATCGCAGATGCGGCTGCGGCGCAGTCAGGAATTATTTATCGGATGATGCTGATCATTCAATCAGACCCAGTGCCTCGTCCAGCGTGGCGTAGTCACCGTCGATGTAGGCTTGGATGTGGCTGATCACCCAGTGCATCTGCGGGATCGGTTTTTTGGCGTTCATCCGTTTGAAGTCCTTGATCAGTTCGCGCAGGTCGTCCTTGTCCATGCCGAGCGTTTCCTGAAACGATTTCCGACGCGGCGGCACGATCACACGCGCGGCTTCCGAGCGGCTGTAGACGATGGCGCGGCGTTGCAGGCAGCGGCGCGGCTTCAGCAGCAGAAACTTCACATCCTCTGTCACCTGCGTCTCCCTTGAAACGCACAAACTGAAGGCGAGGGCGCGAATGCCTCGCCTCACCCTTTATCGATACACCCGGTAGAGCGGCGGCTGTGTGGCGGTCTCAGGGTCGCCTTGGATCACCCAGCCGTGCTTCGCGGCCTCGTCAGCCTGCGCCTTGGTCAGCAACACACAACCACTCTTGACGAAGTCGGTGCCGAGTTCGCCGCGAAGAACGATGTCGCCGTCGTCGGTGAAGTTGACGGTGCGGATCACAATACACTCATTGGAAAGCCCCTTACTTTTGGCACAACAGGTTCCGCTTCCGCACAATAACTGGAAGGCGCGACCGCACCAAGCCAAGCTGTGGGAATATCTCGACGCTGGCGGCGAGCGGGCTTTTGCCGTGTGGCACCGCCGCGCGGGCAAGGACGAAGTTTGTTTGCACCATGCGGCTGTCAGCGCGATGCGCAGGCCCGGCAACCTGTGGCATTGCCTCCCCGAATACAATCAGGGCCGCAAGGCGATCTGGACCGCGATCAACCCGCACACCGGACGGCGGCGGATCGATGAGGCGTTCCCCGACGTGCTCAGGGAGAACGTCAACGACAACGAGATGTTCATCCGCTTCAAGAACGGCTCTACCTGGCAGGTGATCGGCTCCGATCGCTACGACGCCACACTCGGCGCGGGCTGCACCGGCATCGTCTACTCCGAGTGGGCGCTCGCCAATCCCTCCGCGTGGGCCTACCACCGCCCGATCCTGCAAGAGAACAACGGCTGGGCCTGCTTCATCACCACGCCGCGCGGCCACAACCACGCCAAGGCGCTGTTCGACCACGCATCGACGTCGCCGAACTGGTTCTGCGAACTCTTGACGGTGAAAGACACGCAGGCGCTCTCCGACGCCGATCTCGATGATGCTCTGAAGGAGTATCAGGCGCTGTATGGCGAAGACGTCGGGACAGCCCAATTCCAGCAGGAGTACCTGTGTAGCTGGAACGCCGCCATCTTGGGTGCATTCTTCGCACTCGAAATGGCGGCGGTCAGATCGGAGGGGCGCATTGCCGGGATCGAGGCGATCCCCGATCGCGCGGTGCATCGGGCGTGGGATTTGGGCGTGCGGGATGATACCGCGATTTTCTGGTTCCAGCATGTCGGCAGCCAACTCTTTATACTGGACCACTACGCGGCGTCGGGCGTCGGCCTCGAACACTACGCCGCGCAGATCGAGCAGCGGAAGCAGGCCTACGGCTGGCTCGACGGCAACGACTACGTCCCGCACGACGCCAAGATCAAGGAGTGGGGCAGTGGTCGCACCCGCGTCGAGACCATGCAGGGCATGAACCTGCATCCGATGCTGGTGCCGCTCGCAAGCATCGGAGACGGCATCAACGCGGTCAGACGGACGCTGCCGCTGTGCGTGTTTCATCCGCGCTGCGAGGACGGCGTCAACGCGCTCGAACAATACCGACGGGAGTGGGACGACGAGAAGAAGGCGTTCAGGGCGAGTGCGGTCCACGACTGGACCTCGCACCCGGCGGATGCGTTTCGATATTTGAGCATGTCGTGGCGACCGAGTGCGCCGCGACCGATCAGACTGCCCGAGCGCAGGGGCATCATCCTGCCGCCGCCGAAAGAATACCGGAGAGGAATGATTTTATAAAAGGAGAATGAACATGCGCGAATTATGCCTGAGCCTCTTTGCTTCTGCCGCACTGATCGGTGCGGCACATGCCGACGTCATCGTTCAGAACAATCTGAGCGGTACCGGCGACAACGTGATCTTCAACTCGGTGAGCGGCGATCTGGCGACCGCACTTCTCAACGGTCAGCACACCAACATTGTCGACTTCCGCGACCTGAGCGGCTCTACGACCTTCGGCGCATCCGCCAATGGCAACGACATCAAGATCGTCGGCACCCAGAACCTGTTTATCCAGGTGATGGACGCACTCAACAGCAACGTGGTCGGCACCACGACGCAGGTGTTTTCCATCACCGGGACCGGCGACGTCACGGCCTTCGTGCAGGCCAACGACCAGTTCGGTAACGCCGAGGCGATCCAGACCTTCAACCTTACCTCGCTGTTTGGCGCACTCGGGCCGGGGCAGAACGGCTTCACCTTCAACGCGATCAACGGCGAGGTCATGACCTCGCTGCGGCTGCTCGACGTCAATGGCACCATCACTGACTTCGAGCACTATCGCATCGACGTGGCGACGGCGGCTGTTCCCGGCCCGATAGTCGGTGCTGGCCTGCCCGGCCTGATCGCGGCGGCGCTTGGACTGTTCGGGTTCAACTTCTTCCGGCGTCGTCGCCTCAACTGAGATGCAGATCAAGATCCCGCTTCGCCTCGCGAGGTGGGCCGACAGCTTCGCCGATATTCTCAATGTGGTTCTGATCCGGCGCGGGCGGTTGACCGTTCGCGTCGTTGACGTTGCCGTCGGCATCATCGGCACCGTCTCGACGGTGTGGTGGTATGCGGCGTCGGGCTGGTGGGGTGCGCTGGAGAGCGTGCTGATGTTCGCGCTGGCGATGATGATGGCAGTCTGGTTCTTCTAAGGAAGGATGATGTTGTGAGTGACACCGACGCGCCTGTGGAAGAAGACATCAGGCACGACGATCTCGAATTTAACCCGGCGCTCGAACCGCAAAGCGCCCTCGCGTGGCTGAACCTGCTTTCCGAGAGCGAGACCGCGTTCGAGGACTGGAACAGGCACTGCGACCGCATCGACAAGCGCTACGCCAACCTCGACCGCCTCGCCAACATCGCCCGCATCAAGGAATATCAGATGTTCTGGGCCAACGCCGAGGTGATCAAGCCGAGCATTTATGCCAAGCCGCCGATCCCGGTGGTGGTGCCCAAGTTCCTCGACCGGCGACCGGTGTATCAGGCCGCAGCGGAAGTGATGGAACGCTGCGCGGTGGTCGCCTTCGACCTCGCGGGCATTGACGAGTTGATGAAGCTGGTCCGCGACGATCTGGCGCTGATCGATCGCGGCGTGGCGTGGTGCCGCTACGAGAGTGGCACCGACGCCGACGAATACTACGGCTTTGAAAAGGTCTGCATCGACTTCGTCAACCGCAGGGATTTCCTGCACTCGATCTCGCGCAACTGGCGCGAGGTGACGTGGGTTGCGGCGGCGAGCTACCTGACGCGGGCCGAGGCGCGCGAGCGGTTCTACAAATACTCTGGCGATGAGTATCAGGACGCCGAGTACAAGATCGACAAGGAGACACAGGAGATCGGCGGCACCGACCGCCGCGAGCGCGCCAAGTTCTGGGAAATCTGGAGCAAGGGCGACAGGCGGGTGATCTGGGTCTCGGAGGGCTGCGAGAACATCCTCGATGAAGACGACCCGCATCTGGAATTGCGCGAGTTCTACCCCTGCCCGAAACCCGCCTACGGCACCGTGCAGCGCGGCTCGCTGGTGCCGGTGCCCGACGTCCTCCAGTACAAGGACCAGCTGGACGAGATCGACACCCTGACCGGGCGCATCCACGCGCTCTCCGACGCCGTCAAGGTGCAGGGCTTCTATCCGGCGGGCGCATCTGAACTTGGGGACGCCATTCAGGCCGCCGTCGACACCGAGACGCCGGGGCGGGTGCTGGTGCCGGTCTCGAACTGGGCCGCGTTCGGCAACACCAAGGATGTCATCATCTGGCTGCCGATCGACACCATCGCCACCACCATCGTGCAACTGGTGACGCTGCGCAAACAGATCATCGATGACATCTACCAGATCATGGGTCTTTCCGACATCATGCGCGGCGCGACCGATCCAAGCGAGACACTCGGCGCGCAGCAGATGAAAAGCCAGTACGGATCGACCCGCATCCGCGACAAGCAGGAAGAAATCGTGCGGCTGGCGCGCGACCTGGTTGAGATCACGACCGAGATCATCACCGAGAAGTTCAAGAAGACCACCATCATCGAGATGTCGCAGACCCAATTGCCGACGATGGCGATGCAGAAGAAGCAGGTCGCTGATATTCAAAAGCAGATGGCCGCCAATCAGCAGGCCTTGCAGAAGGCGCAACAGCTTCCGCAGATCCAGCAAGACCCGCAAGGCCCGCAGAAACTGCAACAGGCGGGAGCCGCGCTCCAGCAGGCGATGCAGGAGGGCCAGACCGCGATCAACAAGATCATGTCGCAACCTACGCTCGATCAGGTGCTCGAGCTTCTGAAAGACAGCCGGATGAAGGGCTTTGTGCTGGACATCGAGACCGACAGCACCATCATCCCGAACGAGCAGCAGGAGAAGCAGCAGCGCAGCGAGTTCATCGGCGTGCTCTCGCAACTGATGCCGCAACTGGCGCAGATGATCACAGCCGATTCGCACTCGGCTCCGTTGTGCGGGCAACTCCTGAAGTTCGCCACCGCGCCGTTCCGCGCCGGTCGGGCGCTGGACAGCGCGATTGACGAATACACCGCGCAACTGGAAGCCAAGGCCGATCAGCCGCGACCCGACGATCCCACCACCGCGCAGAACAAGACCGCGCTCCAGATCGAGCAGATGAAGGATCAGACCAACAAGGAGCGGATCAAGGCCGACAGCGACGCCGAGATGGCGAAGCTGAAGATGCAGGACCAGCACAAGGCCGCCGAACTGCAAAATCAGAAAGACATCGAGGCGATGCGGCTCAACGCCAAGCAGGGCGACATGCAGGCGAAGAGCCAAGAGACCAATTTGAAGATGATGCAGTCGAGGGAGGAGCATCAGGCCGCGATGGTGGAAAGTCAGGCCGACATCGAGCAGGCGCGGGAGAAGATGGCGATGATGCAGCAGACCCACGCCATGAAGCAGGACGACATGGTGAAGCGGCAGCAGGAACGCGCCGCCGCGCAGCAGTTCAAGATGACGCAGACGCCGATGGTGCCGTGACATGGGCGCGCGCGAGGCCATCGCGAAGCTGTTGACCGGCATCAAGGCGTATCATTCAAGTCCGCACGACTTCGATGCGTTCGATCTGTCGAAGATCGGGACCGGCGAGGGGGCGCAGGCCTACGGCCACGGCATCTACTCAGCGGAAAGCCCCAAGGTGAGCGGTCAGGGTGGACAGTATTGGAATAATTTTCTCAATCGGTTCACGGGCGATGAAGAAAAGGCAGCGTCGTTGTTGCGGGCACACAGTTTTGATCGGGACAAGGCCATCGCCGACAGCGCGTGGAATATCGGGCAGATCAAGGATAGCTTGGCGCGCGGCGAGTTTCCCGATGCCGCGAAATACGGCAGTACCCGCGCATACTACGAAGATTTGCTGCGGCAACGCGAATACCAGCATCAGCTACTGACCTCTGGCGCGCCCGTCGGTCCCCGCACCTACGAACTCAACATCCGCTCCGATCCCGCGACGATGCTGAACTGGGACAAGACCATCGAGCAGCAACCGAATATCTGGGATCGCATTCCGACCAATACGCGCAGCCACATTGACGAACTCTACGATCAGCGCGGCTTCAACAGTATCAGCGATGCGCCGGAAGCCTACACCGGCAAAGATCTTTACAAGGCGCTGACGCACCACGATGTCAACGAGGGGTTTCCATCGTTCCCCGGCGAGAACTGGGACAACGCGAAGGCCAATGCTTCCGCATTTCTCGATCAGGTCGCGGGCGTACCCGGCATAAAGTATTTGGATCAGGGTTCGCGCCAGCATGCGGCCAACATCACCAATGCCGAGAACGCCTATCGGCAGATGAGCAACATCGCTGGCAGCGCGCCCGAGTGGGAAGCCGAACTTGCCCGGCTGAAGCAGACGCCGGTCTCAAGCAACTATGTCTCGTTCAATCCCGCGCGCGACATCGACATCATGAAAAAGTACGGCGTGATCGGCGCGCCTGCCGGGGCGTTGGCGGCTGACCCGGCAATGATGGGATCGACCTACGATCAGAGCCAGTATCCTGCGGAGCCGCCATGAGTGACGAGTACGGCTATTCGGACCTTGGCATTCCGATAGGCGGCGCTGTCGAAGACCCGAAGGTGACCGACTACGGGCAGGCTGACCTGCGTCCGTTTGCGATGAGCGCGCTGGCGCAGCAGCGCAACTACCAGCCGACCGATGCCACCGGCACCGATCTGTGGGGCTACCAGACGGCGGGCGGCATGATCACGCCGCAGGATGTCGAGAAGGCGTCGGCGATGGCGCTGTCGTTTTCCGGGGGCGGGCTGGTCACCAAGGCCCCGCCCAGAATACCCCCGATGGGGTCACTGGCGGATCAGTCCGGTTACGGCTATAAGGCACCCTATGAACCCGGTCGAGAAACGTATCCCGCCGCCCCTGTTGAAAAAGCCCCACTGGATGTCCCACGACAGTTGGGAGGACCATCTGGAGGAGCAGAGGGCTTTCGCGAGGCGTATCTACAAGCAGAGCGGCGGGCGGGTGGTGTTAGACCACTTGAAGGTCTCCCAAGACCCGAACAAACCCTAAGTACTGGCGAGGCCTACGTCCCCGGCCCTTACGGCAAGGCGCAGGAAGTCGCCCAGCAGTATATGGCCGACAAGAATTACGGCATCGCCCATCCGACCAAGTTCCACCCCGTAGACGTAGAACACGCAAGGGCCATCGCAAAGGCCTACGACGCGCTGCCGGATTTCGACCCGGCGGCGCTGCCGTCCTATCAGGCGATGGCGAAGGAGACGCTCGATCAGTACAGGGCGATTGAGAAGACCGGGCTGAAGCTGACGCCGGTCAATGGCGCGGAGTATCCCTACGTCAATCCGAGGGAGGTCGCCAAGGACATCGCCGACAACAACCACATGGCCTACTTCCGCACCGACGCGGGTTTTGGTGCTGGCGAGATACCCGATCCGCGACACCCGATGTTGCAGCCATCCGGCGTGAAGATTGGCGACCACGATCTGCTCTACAACGACCTGTTCAGGATCGTTCACGACTACATGGGCCACGTCAAAAACGGCTACGGCTTCCGCGCTGCCGGTGAGGACAATGCGTGGCGCGCACACGCTGCGATGTATTCCGATCTCGCCCGACCGGCGATGACGACCGAGACGCGAGGCCAGAATAGCTGGCTCAATCACGGGCCGCACGGCGAGGCCAACCGCACCGCATCGACCGAGGACACGATCTTCGCGAAGCAGAAGGTGGCGCTGCTGCCGCACTGGGTGATGCGCGACCTCGAAGGCACGATGCCGGAATTTCCCCGGCCCAACGTCATCGAGAAGTACGTCACCGACCCACAGCGGTCTGCCTATCCCGGCATCTACGAAAACCCGAGGGTGATTGCGGAGAAGGCCGCCGCCAACGTGGTGCCGGAACACCCTGCCTTGAAGGAACTGTTCGGCGTCACCCGCGACGATCTCTACGGCATCGGCCAGCAGGGCACACGCCAAGGCAACATCGACCCCAACGTCTGGATGCCGAAGAACCCGAAGGGGTCGTATTCCGCCGACGCGATCATGAACCCCGCCAACGCGCAGCGGCAGATCGATGCGCTCTCGGAAGGCATGAAGCATCCCGATCTCGCGAAGGGCATGCTGTCTTGGTACGTCATGGACCCCGCCTTCCAGCACATGGTGAAGCTGGTCGGTGTCGAGCAGGCGATCAAGGACTACACCCGGCTGAACGCGACGATGTCGCCGTTCTCCGCAGGCTCGAACGTCAACACCGAAATCAATCGCGGCACCGCCGCCAACATGATGGTGGCGCGCGGCGAGTATCCCAAGTTCCAGCGCTGGGCCGGGACGGCGGAAGAGGATCGTGGCAGAAACTTCCCGAAGGTGCTGCGCGATGTGCAGGGCCACGCCTATCACGGCGTGCAAGCCGATCCTGTCGCGCGATGGCTTGAGACCGGCGAGCACGGCTACGGCAAGGACGCCCAGAAAATCTTCCTCTATCACAGGGCCTCTGGCGTCCCAGAGACCGGCTTCCAGACCACTTGGCCGGTGCTGGATGCTCACCTCGCGCGGTCGAGCGGTGCCGCCGATGTCCGCACCATGCAGGACTTCGCCGAGAACATGAAGGGGCCTGAGTATCGCTCGTTCGGTCCCTACTACCGCGAGAACATTGCAAAGCCGCTTGGGCTGCAAGCCGTCCCCGCGCAGGGCTTGCAGTGGGGCACATTCGCCCACGCAACCGGCGTCGATACGCCGATCGGCGCGACCAAGCTGGAATTGCTGGCGCAGCGCATCTGGGAGCGCGCGCAGAAACTCGGCATCGACCCGAAGAAACTCCGCGACGATGTCCTGACCGGCAAGGCGCACGCTACCTGGTTGACCGGCGCGATAGCGACGCCGCTCGCGATGGGCGCACTCGCACGACAGGATGAATATTCACAGTAGAGGAGACGACCAATGGCTCAATCCGCGCTGACCGTGACCCCCGAAAGCCCGACGCCGCCGACCAATATGTCGGCCATCGGCATGTGGCCGCCGAACCCGCAGAACTGGAACCCGTCGGTGCTTGGCCCGCCCTATACGCCGTCCAACGCGCCGTACTTCGATGACGGCATCGCGCTGACAACCCCGAACGCGACCTCCAGTGCCGCCGCCAACAACACCACGTTGAACGAGCCTGCTGGCACCAATACGGTGTTCGCCGCAGCACATGCCTTGGTGGCGGATAGCCCGAGCGGCACCACGGTCGCGCCGGAAGGCGCGGGCACCGAGACGGTGGTCACCGCGACCTCGCCCAACCCCTCTGCCTTCGGCCAGTTGAAGTCGTTCTCGTCTGGCCCGGCTCTCACGGTTGGCGTGCTGCCGACGCCGAACGCCTCGCATGCGTCGAGCCTTTCGGGTGCTTCGACGGCGACCCTGACCGGCGCATCCGGTGCCAGCAACGTCTCCGGTGTCGGCACCACGCTGCTGACGGCGACCGGCACCAACTTCAACCGCTCCAGCGTCATCTACATCAGTGGCGTTCCGCAGACCACCAACTACGTCAGCGCCACCTCGCTGACCTGTGTCGCCATGAAGAGAACCACGGCGGGCACGTTGCCCGTGACTGTCTCCACCAACGGAACGCAGACCGCGTCCGTCAACTGGACCTTGACCTGATGGGCATCGACAGCATCAACGAGCCGGGTCAGCGCACCACGATGCTGACCCCTCGCTCGATCAACGAAGGCCCGCAATTCCCCGCCGACGCCGAACCTCCGGTGATCGCGGGGATCGCGCCCGAGACCTGTGTGATCGGGGACGCGGATTTCCCGCTGGTGATCACCGGCACCGGCTTCTACCCCGGCAGCGTCATCAACTTTGCCGGTCACGACGAACCGACCACGTTCGAGGACGGCACGCTCTCGACCGGCGTCAAGCCATCGCTGTGGGGATCACCTGCCACGGTGCAGGTGTCGGTACATAACGGTGCGGTGGTGTCCAACGAGATGGACTTCACGTTCGATGCCCCCGCCTCCGCTGACGCTACGGCGAGGCATGCCCGCCATGAAGCGGACCCCGACGACCTCGATGAGGAGATCGAGGAAGCCGAGGAAGAGGGCGACTTCAAGCCGATGCACAAGGCGAAGCCGAAGAGGAAGAAGTAGTGGCGGTCGCTGTCGTCACCGTGGCATCCGGCGGCAGGCCGGTGGTCGACGTCACCGCGAGCAGCCCGACGCTGGGGCTTGCGGTGACCGAGGCTCTGAACGGCAAGGGCATGCCGGTCACCAAGGTCGCCACCTACGGCATGCCGGTGAATTACCTGGTCGTCGCCACCAACGGCAATCCACACCCAAAATGAGCGTTCGTCTGATCGAAGTCGAACCCGGCAAGTGGCGGGTCGAGAAGCCGCGCCTTCGGCCCGCGCAAAGCGATCTGCCGCTGCCCTATGTCATCAGCGACATCATGCCAGAGACCGAACAGGTCGATGGCAAGTTCTACACCTCCAAGCGAGCGTTCCGCGCCGTCGGCAGGGCACTCGGTCTCACCGAGGTCGGCAATGAAAAGCCGAAGCCGAAAAAGCGCATGACGGAAGACCGCGCCTTCAAGGAAGGCCGCCGCGCCTCGATCAAGAAGGCGGTCGAGAAGTTTCAATCCCGATAAAATAACTGGAGATCGATATGAGTGACGTCACCGTCGCTGACAGCGGCGCGCAGTCGGCTGTCCATGAGGTACCCATCAACGAGGCCCCGGTCTCGACCCCGAACCCGATCTCGAACGAGGCCCCGGAGAAATCGACAGCGGAAGCCCGCCGGGAGAGCATCAACAAGGCGTTCGAGCGCGCCGACAAGCCGCAGCCGAAGACCGAGCGGCCCAAGGCCGAAGCCAAGCCTGCGGAAGCCAAGCCCGGCCACAACAATCCGCCGGAAGAAACCCCGAAGATCGACCTGAAGAAGCGGCCTGCCGATCAGCCGCGTGGCGATCGCGGCCAGTTCGCGCCGCGTGACCAATCTAACGGCCAAGTTGCGTCACATTCTGTCACAAACGCACAAGGCGAACCGCGTCAGCCCGCGAAACGGCTGCCCGAGGGCACGCCACACCGTGACCCGCCCGCGCGGTTCTCGGAAGCCGGGAAGGCCGACTGGGCGACGACGCCGGAAAACGTGCGCGGCGACATCCACCGCATGCATCAGGAGTACGCCAAGGCCTACGACTACTATCGCGCCGACCACGAAGCGATGAAGCCGATCCGCCAATACCATCAGATGGCGCAACAGCACGGCACCACGCTCGACCGCGCGCTCAACAACTACGTCTCGATGGAACACAAACTCCGCGCCGACCCCATCGGCGGCTTGGACGTCATCGTCAACAATCTGAACCTCCGAACACCCGACGGCCAGAAGATCGGTCTGCGCGACATCGCCTACCACGTCCTCTCGCAGTCGCCCGAGCAGTTGAAGGTGATGCAGCAGGGCAACGCGCAAAGCGCGGCGTCGCAGCAGATCGGCGCGCTGCATCAGGAAATTTCCACCTTGAAAACGCATCTTCAGCAGATGCATACTCAGCAGCAGTTCGTCTACACGCGGAGCGCGGTCGATCAGTTCGCCGATCAGCATCCGAGGTTTGACGATCTCGGTGATCTGATCGAAGCCGAACTCAAGAGCGGCTACGATCTGCCCACCGCCTACCGGCGCGCGGAGTTGCTCCGTCCCGCCACGCACGCGGCTCAGACCCGCACCGCATCGGCTCAGACCCGACCCGCCGACAAGAGCATCCACGGTGCTCCCGACGTGGCTCCCTCAAACGGAGCGTCGAGACCCAAGAAGCCTGTCAGCCGCCGCGAAGCCCTCGAACGCGCGATGAGCGCCAATGGAGTGGCTTAGTCGTCCTCTGAACCCTTGGAGCAATTATGCCCAACATTCAAACCAATGCTGCCTATCAGCAGATACTGAGTATGGCGCTGGAGGACCGTTCCTCCAGCTACCAAGACCTTGTGAGCAACAACAACGCGATGCTCGCCGTGATGCGTCGCAAAGGCCTCTGGCAGACCTATAGCGGTCCCCGCATCCGCCAGACGCTGCAAGTCTCGAAGAACGTCGCGCAATGGTATTCCGGCTACGATCAATTGCTGAACCCGGCGATCGATCTGTTCAACGACGCCTTCTTCGATCCGAAGATGGTGGTCGTGCCGGTGATCTTGAGCATGCAGGAAATTTTGAACAACGAGGGCCGCGCGCAACTGATGGACGTCTACGACAGCTACATCGATGCTGCCGAGCGTCTCTTGGAAGACACGATGGATGCCGGTATCTACGGCGACGGCACCGCCAACGGCGGCAAGCAGATCACGGGATTGGCGACCGCTGTCCCGATCCTGCCAGCCACCGGCACCTATGGCGGCATCGACCGCTCGCAGGCGGCGAATGCGATCTGGCGCACCTCGACCTTCGACGCCAATACGTTCCTCGCGGGCGCGACGCAGGTGTCATCGACCACGATCAGGCCGATGCTCAACTACGTCATGACCAACCGTTCGCGTGGCCGTGACTACGCCGATCTCCTGGTGATGTCGCCGGAACACTACGCGGCCTACGACGCCGCGACAGTGGCGATCCAGCGCCAGACCAACGAGACCTCTCTCGGCAAACTCGGCTTCTCCGCACTCGAATATATCGGCGGGGGAAAACGCGCCGAGATTGTGCTCGACGGCGGCATCGGCTCCAACATGCCGAGCAATACCACCTTCGGCCTGAACACCGACAGCTTCCGCATCCGGTATCACCCGCAGCGGAATTTCGACAAGGTGTTCGACGGCGAAGGCATGATGCCGATCGACAAGGACGCCATCGCCCAGTTCATAGGCTGGATGGGCGAACTCACGCAAACAAATCCCCTCTTCAATTGGCGGCTCTACGACAGCAATCCCGCTGCCTGATCAAACAGGGGCCGCTTCCAAGCGGCCCTTTCCTTTTTTGGAGAACATCATGCCTATCAGAGACCCCGACGCCGCAGCCGTGGCGCTGTTCAAGCACTATGCCAAGCCGAACGACATCAAGACCCGCGAGGCCGGTCGACCGATCTTCGATGACGTCGAGATCGTGGAAATCCGCTTCCCCGGCATGAAGGACATCAAGGTCTATCCGGCAACGGAATTTTCGCACTGGGACACAGACGAAAACGGTGCGCAGGTCAAGGTCACCTATGCCGAGCGTTTCCAGCGGCAGTATCAGCAGTTCAAGGCGAAGGCGCAGCAGACCAAGTCGGGCACGCCGCTGGAGCACGCGCGTTTCCTGACCGAAGCCAAGCGAAGCGAACTCCGCGCGCAGAACATCTACACGGTGGAAGCCTTGTCGCTGATCGACGGGCAGGAACTGAAAAACCTTGGTCCCGGTGGACGCGAACTGAAGAACCAGGCAACCGAGTATATCGAGGAGGGGCTGAAGAGCGCGCCCAATCTTCAATTGCAGGCCGAACTGGAAGCGTTGAAGGCGAAGAACGCGGTGCTGATGGAAGACCTTGAGGCGTCAAGGGCCAACCGGGTCGATGGCGAGTTCAGGGACATGAGCAACGATCAACTCAGGGAATACATCACCGCCAACACCGGGCACGCGCCAGTCGGCAATCTGAACCGCAAGGCGCTTGAGCGGATGGCCTCTGAGGCCCGACCGGAGAAAGTCGCATGACCGTCCTGTCGGTGGTGAAGGATGTCTGCGCGGCCAACGGCATTCTGCTGCCGACCTCGCTGTTCTCCAACATCACCGGCAACCGCACCGCGCAGGAACTGCTGTCGCTCGCCAACGAAATGGCGCAGCGCATCGCCTACGACACAAGAGGCTGGACCAAACTGAAGAAGATGGCGACGTTTACCGGCGACGGCGTGTCGATAGGCTTCAACCTTCCCGCCAACTACAAGCGCATGCTGCTGACCGCGAATGTCTGGCGTTCGACGTCGGCGTTGCAGCCGATGATGTTCATCCCCGACACCGATCAGTGGATACAGCGCCGGGCACTGAACCGCATCAGCGCGTGGGGCGAGTGGACGATCATCGGTGGACAGATGCTGATCTGGCCGGTGATGGGTGTGGGCGTCACCGCGACCTTCGCCTATCTCGACAAGAACTGCATTGCGCTGGCAAGTGGCGGCTTCGGCGACAGCTTCATGGCCGACGGCGACAGCTTCGCGCTGGATGAGCGGCTGTTGAAACTCGGCATGATCTGGCAGTGGAAGGCGCAGAAGGGCGCGGCCTACGCCGAGGACATGGGCACCTACGGTGACGCGCTGACGATCGCGATGGGCGCGGACAGCCCCGCACCGATCCTCATCGGACGTGGCCCGTCCTCGCGGGCGATCAAGACCGCCTATCCGTGGCCGGTCCCCACATGAGCCAGCACCAAGCCTTCAGACGTCAGGCAGTGCCGCAGCAGATCGGACAACAACTACAGACCGTGACGCTCCCGGCTCCGACGCGCGGCCTCGTCATGAACGAAAACTTCTCCTACATGCAGCCGGGCGGGGCCATTGTCTGCGACAACTGGGTGCCGACGCTGCGGGGCGTGAAGCTGCGCGGCGGCTGCATCCGCTGGTGTACGCTGCCCGAGACCACGCCCGTGATCAGTGCGTTCGAGTATGCCTTCGGCAACGTGCAGCGAATGTATGCGGGCAACGCCGCCAAACTGTACGACGTGACCTCGACCACACCGACTTTGATCAAGAGCGGCCAGACATCCGGCAACTACGTTGCCTCGCAATTGTCGAACCTGAGCGGCAACCACATGCTGGTCGCCAACGAGGGGGGCGATTATCTGCTGCACACCACCGACGGCATCACGTTTGCGACCTTCAACGCCAGCCAGATCACCACCAACCCGATCAACACGCCGCCGCCGAGTTGCGCGACCGGGCACAACCTGACCTACGTCTGGAAGTACAGGAACCGGTTCTACTTCATTGAGGGCGGCACCATGAATGCATGGTATCTGCCGACCAATGCGTTTCAAGGGCAGTTGAACCTGATCCCGCTTGGCGGGGCCGCCAGCAGGGGCGGCAAGCTGCTTGCAGGCTTCAGTTGGTCAATCGACGCGGGCGACGGCATTGATGACAAATGTGTCTTCATGACCGATCTCGGTGAACTCCTGATCTTCACCGGCAGCGATCCGTCCGACGCCTCGAACTGGCGACAGGAGGGACGCTACAAGGTGCCCGCGCCGATGGGGATGAACGCCCACATGCCGATCGGCGGTGACGTGCTGATCGCAACCGTCGAGGGCATCATTCCGATCTCGGCTTCGATCACCAAGGACACCGCGCAACTCGATCTCTCGGCGATCACGGTGGCGATCAAGCCGATGTGGCGCGACGAAGTGGCCGCCAAGCGGTCGTGGTCGTGGACCATGAAAAACTGGGAAGAGTTCGGCGGCATCTTCGTGACGTGGCCGGGCGGTAATCCAGGTAACCGCTATTGCGCCGCCGTCAACGCGGCTTCCGGCGCGTGGTGTCGGTTCGTCGGCTACGACGCCACCTGCTTCATCCGGCTGCGCGGCGACATGTTCTTCGGGACGCAGGACGGCTACATCATGCAGGCCGATCGCACCGGCTACGACGACGGCAGGCCGTACACGGCTGTCCTCGTCGGCGGCTGGGAGATGTTCCAGTCGCCGTCGCAGACCGTGACGTGGCGGCAGGCACGCGCATCCTTCAGCGCCAGCAATGGCGAGCCGTTCCAGCCGCAACTGAGTGCGACCGTCGACTACGTCGTCAACATTCCGCCGCCGCCGCCAGCCGGTCCCGATCCCGGCCTTGCCGATGTCTGGGATCAGGGCCTGTGGGGTTTGGACCCGAGGGCAGCGGTCCCGCCACCGTGGCGAAACGCTACGCTGTATAATGTCATCGGAGCGCAGGTATACGATCCCGCCGCTCCTCCCAACAACTCGCTCTGGAATGTTGCGGTCAGCCACACCAGCGCGGCGACCGGCCTGTTTGCCGATGATCGTGCCGCACACCCGACATACTGGACGGCAGCAGGAACATATCCGTCGATGCCGGTGCCGACCGCACCGGAGATCGCGCAATACGCGCAGTGGGATCAGCCGTCGGTCGGACAGCCGGTGGTGAGAAACACCGGCTGGGTGAGCATCGGCATCACCGGCTATTCGCACGCGCCGATCGTGCAGGTGACGGTGGCGCAGCAGGCCGACCCGAATGTTGAACTGATCTCGATTGCCGCGACGTTTGAGCGTTGCGGCATCAACGTGTAGGAAAAGACACATGGCAGGTTTGGGAACATTGTTCGCGCCAGCCTACACAGCGGGCGACCAGTCATCGATGGATGCCGTCAATCAATGGATGGCGCAGAACTACTCGATGACCAACCCGAAGGTCGAGGAGACCCGCTCGCCCGTTTCGTTCAATACCGGCAACCCTGCGGGCATGGTCGATCCCGAGGCGCTGAGAGCGCTGGCACAGGGCGGCCCCTACGACTTCGACGCGCGGCGCAACGCGATTGCGGCGCAGGTGGCGGCCAATCAGGCGGCGGCGGCGCAAAGTGCCGCAGCAGCACCAGCGGCGCAGTCGTCAGGGTTTGGTGGTTTCTCTCCGCAAAGTCTGGGGCCATTCTCCGGTTCGCCGGAAGACGGCCCGCACGTTCTGAACAATCTGACATCGTGAGGCAGCGCCATGAAAGTCTATGCAAGTTCAGGCGACGAGGCGGGCGGCGGCATCAACATTCCCGATCAGCCCGCCGATACCGGCGGTGGTGGCGCGGCGCCGGATATGTCCGGCTACATGGCTGCGCAACAGCAGCAGCGTGATGCAATTGCGCAGGCGATGATGGCGCAGCAACAGCAGGCCATGCCGCAAGGTGGCGGCGGCGGTCAGTCGCAGGCTGATCTGATCGCGACCTACTACCGGCTGATGGGTGGCGGCGGCGGGCAGCAGGTACAGCAGGCACAGCAGGCTGATCCCTATGCACAGTATTTCCAGAACCCCGGACAACCTTCCGGCTCCGTCACCGACGTCGGATGGATGAACGCGCTCCAGCCGTGGCAGGGCGGCGTCACCGTGGGCGGCCAGCCCGGCACGCCCGTCAACAACCCCTATATCGGCGGCGGCTCGATGGCCTACGCCAATCCCGACTACTGGTCGCGGCAAGGTGGCGGCGGCGGAGGCGGAGGCGGAGGCGGAGGCGGCTATACTCCGGCCTATCTTCCCGGCGGCGGTCTGGACCCGAACGATCCCAACAACATCGCGCAGTATTACAGGCTGATGGGCGGCGGCGGCTTCGGTGGTGGTGACGGCGGCGGCGGTGGCGGCGGTGGCGGTCAGTCCCCCGGCGGTGGTGGTGGTGGAGGCGGCGGCGGCGGTGGCCGTGGCGGTGCGCCCTCTGGTCCGCCCGGTGCAGAAACAGGATATGCCACCGTGGGCGCACCCGGTTCAGCCGCACCCGGATTTGCTGGCTACGGCGGCATCACCGGACCCTCCGACGTAGGCAACTTCGGCAACGTATCGGGGCCAAACATTGGCGGGTCTCCAGCCCCGTCATCCACCGGATGGGGCGGCACCGCCGATTACGGCGGCTATGGCCCGAATGTTGGCAGCCCCGGCTGGGGCGGGTTCGGAGTATCTGGCGGCGATGCTGAAAGTCCGTGGTGATGCTCGACTACGTCTATGGACACGATCAGATCGTCGCGGAGTTCACCGCGTCACTGATCCCGCATTGCCGTAGAGGGTTTGGCCCCAACATCGTAGCGATGGGCGTGATCGAGGACGACAGACTGATCGCGGGCTTCGTCTATCACAATTATGATCCCGAGGCCGCGATCATGGAGATCAGCGGCGCGGCGTTGCCCGGCAAATACTGGCTGACCCGAGAGACCTTGGCGCGCATCTATCAATACCCGTTCCTGCGCTGTGATTGTCAGATGATCGTGCAGCGCGTGCCTGCCGACAACGAGCGTCTACTCTATCAATTGTCTCGGCTGAACTACGCCTTTGTCACGATCGAGCGTCTGTTCGGTCGGGATCGCGACGGCGTCGTCGGCACCCTGACAAGAGAGCGGTGGGAGCAGAGCAAGTTCACCAAGCGGCTCAACTACCGCGAGCCATCACTGGAAGAGGCGGCGTGATGTATTCACAACAGGCTAACGGCCAGCGCAATGCGATCACGCAGGCGCTGATGAACATCGCCAACCCGCCGCCGCGCCCGGTGATGCCGCAGCAGCACATGCAGATGCCGCAGCAGCCGGTGCCGGGCGCTCCGCCGCAGGGGCAACCGCTGCCACAGGCTCCGCCGACTTCGATGCCGCTATCACCCGGCATGCCGCCGCAGCAGCCGCAGCCGGGCATGCCGCCACCCGGCACAGCCGCGATGCCGCAGGGCATGCCGATGGGGTCGGCGATGGGGCAGTCGCCGATGCAACAGCAACCGATGCCACAGCAGCAAATGCCGCAAGGATACTGAGACACAACCAACGATTTAGCAAATAGGAGGCTACAATCGGAAAACCTGACGCGCCCACACCTCCTAACCCATTAACGACAGCGGCTGCTGCGACCGGCACCAATGTGCAGACGGCGGTTGCCAATTCGTTTCTGAACAATACCAATCAGATCAACCCCGACGGCTCGCTGCGCTACGACGTCACCGGCAATTATGGATGGACCGATCCCAC